TCTTGCTTATATCCTTGAAAAACTCTGGATATGCTTGCCATGGCTGTAATATCATATCTTCTGATCTTGATTTTTCGTCCGCAAAGAAATATGCTATTCTGCTCGATATAGCATTCGCCAAAACGAAAATATGCCCAGCCTTAGCCTTTTCCCTTGCCTTTAATGTTCTTTTTCTGCTTTCAGCAATATCTGTGATTTCAAGAATAGTGGACTCCCAAATCTGATTCATTGAGAGCCCACAATCAAGTGCATGAGGTATAAGGCTATTGATCAGATCCGTTACCGTGCCAGACCCTTCTCCATCTCCTGATCCATCTCCTGAGTAAAAAAACCGCCATTTGACAGAAGAGGCATGATCACTTCTTCCATGAGTGTAGTCATGTCACCGCCATCTTCGACATACTTGTCGTAAATGTCAGTCACATTGCTGAAGCTCAAGCCATGCTCAAACTTCTCCATGGATGCCTGGATTACGGTAAGCAAAGACCCAATAGGAGGCAACCCCTCCTCCGGTGAGACGATGGACAGGATGTTTGAACCATACTTGTTCTCAAGTTTCACGATTGCATTTGTTGTAAGTTTAAGGCGATATTCGGTATCTCCTACAAACCATGGTACATATGGTTTTCTCGTGATTTTCTTTGTTTCTGTTTTTTCGTCTCTCATCTCTTCGTTTAATCCGAAAATTTCATTACCCATTATTTGCCTCCTTTTTCATTAGCCTTATGCAGGAAGAGTGATTGTAAGATCGCTCTGAAGTGCGATGCTCAGTGACCACTCGATTACGCCATTTACTCCACCGCCGGAAATCTTAACAGCAGGCTGACCGCTGAATGTAACGGTTGTGCCATCCTTAAGTTCTTCTTTGAAGTAAACGGTTGTTCCAGCTCCCTGCGCGGTTTTCATAGCCGTATAAGCTGTCTTGTTGGCGGCAGTTGCGGTATCCCACTTGAAGAGGAATGCCATGTCGCCAGGATCACCGATGCCCTGCTCATACTTCTTCACGGAATCGGTAAGCACGGTATTTTCTACCTTTTCAGGCTCAACACCGATTTCAGGGATCTCTTTAAGACCGGGGATATCGGTATAAGTGATCGTACCTGTTCCTGTGGTGCTGTATCCTAACTTTGCTCCATTTGCAAGCATTGAATTGCTCCTTTCTTATCTTGAACCTTCCCAATAAACTACTTCAGACTCGACATCTATTATGCCTTCATAACGCATCTGCTTCTGACGCAATCCTCTCGGATCGGCTACATCCATACATGAAACTCTTACGAGCCCAAGTTCTGATATGGCTTCATCAACTGCAAGTGCTAACTGTGAAGTGGAACCTGTGTTCCAGATATCAATGCGATATCTTAAAGTTGCAAGTTCTTCCTTGTCAGTCTTTGTGTAAACATTATTGGCTTCTTCTGTGTACTGAATCGCGGGAAATGTCGATGTCGCCTGCGGATATACATCCGAAACATTGTCGCAAATCCCTTGTAATTTTTCATATATCTGATCCTTGACATTTATCATATCAATGTCTCCTTTATGCCTTTTCTTAATATATCCATAACCGTTTTTATGTTGTCATGAAGAGCAGGATACATAAATGGTTGTGCCGCTTGCCCTTCAATCTTATAAAATCTGCCATCTTCGGTATCGACATAGAACCAATGGTACAACTCAGGAACACCTGGATCTACCATGCTTTCGTGAATCCACCACGGCTCCAGCGTGTAAGTTACTGCAACATCTGGAGATGTGCCTGCATGATTCATCGCTCCCTTTGGGCCTGTGCCGAACTCAACGAATGGTGCATATTGCAGATTTGTATAAATCTCTGCCTTTACGCCATCAGTGGTGCTTCCGTAATCCATAAAGATGCTGTTTCTTAATGTGCCTGTGGGTGCAGGCGCAAGCATTTTAGCCTGCCCCCATACATACTCGCCCGCTTCTTTAAGGAATTTCGGATCATTTACCGCCATTGTTAAGTTATTAAGTTTGGCAGATGTTTTCATATCAGCCTCTCAATTTCAAGCCTTATAGGTTTGAGCGGTTTTATGGATATAATTCTGTAATCGGCATTGTCTGAGTAAACGCATACGCCATCGCCTTCACGAAGAGTGAAATCATCAAAAACATAGACGGTTTCATTCCCTTCTCGCTCTATCGTGTATTTGCCATAGAATCTCATGTTCATAATGGAATTGATCCTATCGCCATATGTCTGAGCCTGAAGTCTGTCAGTTGCGGGCCATATTTCTCCAAGAACCTCATTATCTGTTCCATAGAATATTTCAGGCACGCCTTCATTATCCCGCGTTACTATTCGGTTTCTGATTTTATAAGTCTGTGTCCTCTTTTGTTTCATGCGCATAGCCGCCAGCCCTCACTAATCTGAATTTGTCAAGAATCTTGAAGATATACGGAGGAGCCGCATCAAATGAATACGACTCCCCACCCTCTGATCTTCCGCTTTCGCCTTCTGTTCCTAAACGGTTAAAGGCAATGATTGCAAGGTCGCCTATGGGCCTCAATAAGAAATCTGGTGTAGTGGTGCGGTTAGTATATGCAAGAGCCCACTCTTCGGCATCCTCCAAAAGCTGTTCCATAAGATCCTCATTGAAAATCTCACTCGGAATCAGTTTTTCGAGTCTTCCCAGTGCCTTTTCCTTTTGTTCGTTTGTCATTCTTAACCTCCACATATCCAAGCGCTTTAAGATCTGCGATTTTTCTCTTATCGGTTGTAACGCGCTCAACATTTAATCTTATAAGTCTCATAGTGCCTCCTTACATCAATTAAGCAAGGTTAACAAAGATGCTTGCTTTCTTGTTGTCCATAACCCAAAGGTCATGATATCTTCTGTATTCGCAAAGCCATGCATCGTGTGTCTGGTTCTCCTGCGGTGTAAAGATCTTCATGTTGTCCTGTTTGGAAATAGCGATAGGTGTTGTACGAGGAACGATGAGGAAGTTTACATCAGATGCCCCAGATGCCTTTGCCCATCCATTAGTCTCACTGATAGTGATGGCAGATACCATTCTTGCGGAATCTGTTTCGATGATAGGAATACCATCAATAGCAGGAACTACTGTGGAAAGACCAGCCTGTGTGAAAGATGTGTCTCCAGCCTGTGCAACTCTTGCCTGTGCAAGCGCGGTTACTACTGCGGTTGTTGCATGGATAACAAGAGGCATATTTCTGAAGCCGTTTTCCTTTACAACCTTGATGCCTTCAAGCAGCTTATCTGCGATAGTTGCCTTAGCAGGTGTGTAGTCTTCTTCCTTATTGCCAGCGGTGATCGCTATGGTTGCAAGTGCGGAAAGTCTGTAAGCATCGATTTCAGGAACAACCTGGGTTCTCTGGAACTCGCTCATTACAGAGCCAGCGGATGCAACAAAGTTGGTTTCGTCAACATCCATGGCATCGAGTAATATCTTTGTGCCTCTGTCCTGGGTAAGCTCTCTGCTTTCATAGGCAAGGGTTACTCCACCATTGGGATATCCGTTTACTCTGTCATAGTCGCCCATTCCGGCAACGCTCATCTTGGGAATTTTTACGGTCTTTCCACCGTTATAAATTACCTGTCCAGCATTGGCATCCATCCAGCCTGTTACGGCTTCCTGTACCATCTGCTGATCTAATGCCTTCTGGAAAAGGTCTGCATAACCATTTGTGAAATTGTTTGCCATAGTTTTACTCCTTTACTTCTTCAAACCGAATGCATTGAATACTTCGGTTTCTTTTGCTTTGTCCTTGTTTTTTTCGCCCACGGAACCTGCATCTTTTGGCGGTGTACCGCCTTTAAGTTTGTCTTCCACGGTCTTTGCAACGGATACATTGAATGCTTTTTCAATAGCATCGATAGAACTTTTTGCGCTTTCTGCATTTGAATAGTCGATTATCTCAGCAAGAGTAAGGGGAAGACCCTTATCTGCAAGTTTTTCTTTGGCTTCTGCCATCAACTCTCTTTTTGTTATCGCAGCTTCGCGCTTTCTGATCTCAGCTTCTTTCTGCTGTGCCTTGTACTCGTTCTTTTCTGCTTCGGTCATCTTTGCCAGTTTTTCTGCTTCGGTCAGCTGTTCATTGTGCAATGCTTCAAGCCTTGCTCTTTCTTTGTTGACTGCCGTGTTGATTGCTTTGGTGATCCTTCTGTCGAACTCCGACTGATAATCGGCTTCTTTCAGAATTTCATCAAAACTCTTTGGCTCCTGTCCTTCATTGTTGGATTCTCCGTTGGGTTCTGCGCCCCCACCGTTTACTCCGTCATCTTCAGACATCAGGCGATAATTCTTATAAATCATTTTTCCTCCTTTCGGCCCACGGCGTTCCAATGCCCACCGCGTTCCAATAAAAAAAGCACTTGCGTGCTAACTTATGCTATTCTGATGCCTTTGTGGGCTTATATTTGACCGCATAACCGCCTTTTATAAGCTCTTCGGCTCTTTCCTTGGAATACTCCTTAACATCGTTCAAATCGCACATTTCGTGCGTTTCGCGATCCACATATCTGACTATAACTTTTACCTTCATGCGTACTCCTTTCTTCCTGCAATCATGATTTCTGTGTAGAGTCGCCTGTCAGTTGACCCTGTACGAACTGTTTGAACCATTCCGCATATGTCATATCTGCCGATACGATAATGTGCTTGCCCGTCTTTGGATCTAATGCTCTTTGTTTCATGTTCTTCAGAAGATGGTCGGGCATCCATGGAATCGTGGTGGATCTGCACCACGGATGCATTGGTGGATAGTTAACACCCACCTTTGCGCTCTTTACAAGGAATCGTTTTTTGTCAAGACTTCTGCATATCTCACTTGTTTTAAGGTCGAGAACCGCCACATAGATATATTTTTCAGCCTCAAGATCCTTGTATGCTTCGAGAGTCATCTGATTTGTTATATAAGCGCTTTCCGTCCTTATAAGTCGCCTTGCATTGTTGTACCCCTTGCCGAACTCATCATTTATGCTCTGAGATGCCTTTACAAGCGGTCTGCCTGTGAGAAGATTTATCATTATCTCCCTTTTCACAGCCTCTTCAAGTGCCTTTGTGTTCCCCCATATCCTCTGTGAGAATCCAGATCCTGCCCATGTGCGATCCATAACGCGTTTGATACGCTTTTCATTGAGCATCTTTACATTAAAGCCGAATCCCGCATATTGCATGGCATCAAACATGGTATGATAATAGGCGCTCTGTGCAAGGTTTACAAACAACTTCTGCGACTTCTTGTTCATCTGCACTTGTATCTGCCCTGTTGTGTAATTCACCTGGTCTTGTAAAGCATTCAGCCTCATTATCCTTGCTCTTGCGGATTGTGCCTCAAATTCCCTTACAAGATCTGCATTTTTAGGGTTCTTTTTAAGTGCTTTTATAAGCCCTTTGATATCATCTGGGCTCTTAAGCGTTGATATCAGATCTTCTGCCTCTTTGATAGTCATATGATGTGTGAGTGCGAACCGCCTTAAAATGTTAGCTTGTTCGCTTTGTAAATGTCTGGAAGCGGCGATGTAATACTTTGCAAGATCCCTTGCATAGTCTTCTGCCATCTGCATATGAGAGTGCATCTGTCTCGCCGCTCTGTTTATCCAGTATTTACTGCTCATCTTCTATCTCTTTTTTGTCTTCTTTTTCAAGGCCCTCTGGCATTTCATTGTTGCCTTCTTTGAATAACTCCTGTTGCTTCTTTATAGCCTCTTCCTGCTCTTTTTCAACGGCTTTTATTTCATCGTCAGGGTTCTGAACAAACGGAAGCTGTGAAATAAGAGTTTTCTTTGATACCGTGCCAGATAATGTCGCTATGATGCCCGCTAATTCTGCAATATTCTTTGGAAGACCCCTTGAGAATGTTGCTTCAATGTTGTGCGGATCTATCGCTGCGTTCTTTTTTCCGTAATACGCCTGCAAAACATGTAGTCTGTCATGCAGCATTTTCCTGTACCATCTTTCTTTCGTCTTTGTGAGCATTTCAAGTCCGAGCAACTTATATTCCATAGCCACTCCACTTGAATTTCCCGCAAAGTTTTTATCTGTAAGGTTTGGTACATGAGAGAATGTGTATATGTCTTCCTTAAGCGCTTGCCTCAGAACTTCCATACCGCCTTCGTCAAGGGTTCTTGTAAGGTATTCTGCTCTGGAATCTGAATCAAGCTCTAATAATTTGCGCTTCTTAAGGTCATTTAAGGCTTCATCCGTTTCCTCTTCGGTGTCTCCCATAATCGCGCCATATAAAACAAGGATGGAATCAATGAACTGTTCTTTGTCCTTGACTCTATCCCCTGTCATTTCATTGTATGCATCTATAAGAGGGATCTGTTGCTGAAAATCTCCAATACAGAACTTGTTGTTTCGAACTTCAAGCAACGGTATCAAGCCAATATTGTGGCTTTCCTCATTGCTTTCCACTTCGATATCCCCATTAAGCACCCAATTTTTGATAGCCTTATCTGTAACGGTCATTACATAGGTCTTTGGGTCTTGTGTCTGTGCTGAATCATCGATTTTATAGTAATAATAGACTCCAAAAAGTTTCTTGTGTACTATCGTGGTATCATAAACTATAAAAGCATGCTCTGGATCTAACGCCTGAACCGCAAGCTCAGCTTCGCCTTCATCCGCGTACCAATATTCATAGGATCTGCCTGCGATTGACAGCATCAGTGCGTTATCCTGGTCTACACTGTCAATGTCTGCCATCTCCAGCGCATCCGTTAGTGTGCTGATGTCCTTGTTGTCCTTTGCTTTGTAAACAATAGGATTTCCAAGGAAGTACCCTGAGGCGGTGTCCGCTATGTCCTTTGCATGGTTACATACAACGGTATCTTCATCGCCTTGCTCTCCAAGATAGTATTGTTTGCACTGTATGATATTCGGCTGGATATCGCTCTCAAATACTTGTATGAGCTTATTCAGATCCTTTGCATTCAGCTCGCCTTTTTCAAATTTTTCTCTGTCATAAGTTATGATGATCTCTTCAGCCATTACCTCAGTCCTTTGCTCGATTTGTCTTTAATAATTGCCTTTGATTTTACTAATATCGTATGCACGAAATACCTTGAAGCATCCATTGCATGGTCGCTCTGTTTTATGGGAACATCCTCGCCTCTTTCAGCCGCTTTGGGATCCCATGCATATTGTCCATACTCTTCTATTGTGTGTTTGCATCCATCAACATACTTTATTCTGCCATTATTGAGTAATACAGATACTTCCCTTATACCGTCCAAAACGGCGTTTTTAGCCTTCAGAACGGTTATATTGGCTTCTCGTACTGCCGCTATAAAAGAAGCCGCTGACGGGTCAATTATGACCGCTCTGACAGGTGTTTCTCCTATGAACTCTTTAAGGTCTTTTACATATTCAGCATCCGTTTTCTGCTTTTGCTCGTTTCTGCCTGAATAGTAATATTCCTTTGTACAGATCCACTTGTTTTCCGTGGTCTTTGTCCATAACAAAAAGACCGTGGCATTCTGTGTGCCATAGTCACATGAAATATAATTTATATCCGTTAGTTTGTCCTTTATGTCATCATACTTGATCACATGCTTTTCTGGGTCAAACATATCGTAAATGATGCCTTCTGCTATTACCCATAAGCCTTCTATAAATCTGCGATAAAAGACTCCTGAATATTGCCCACGATATCGCTTTTTTATCTGTTCGGATAAACTCAGATTGTCATCCATCGTGAAGTGAAGATATAAAAGATCTTGCTCTTCTCTTCTGTCTATCCATTCCTTTTTGAACCAATGCATTGGGCCTTCTGGGTTGCAGTTAAACCAGAACTTTGACCCATCAACGGAACATCTCGCGGTTGCCTGGTTTACAAAAGACTGTGGCATTAAAGCCACTTCATCAAATAAGAATCCCGCAAGCGTTACGCCTTGTACAAGGTCTTGCGATGCCTCATCCTTACCACCGAAAATATAAAAGGTGTTTGTGTGCCCCTTAAAGGATATGATCATCAAATTATCGCCTCTGCGATATTCGAACTTTATGCCCCTTGAGATCATCATTTTCGATAAAGGCGCAAGTACATTTCTGCGGAATGATCCAATGGTTTTCCCAGCCATGCCAAAATTATGCCCATCAAAGGTCGCCATTGCCCATAAGACAAAAGATAAGCTCATGCATACTGTTTTACCTGATCTTATTGCTCCATCTGCTATGATGCCGTTTTTATCCTTTACAGGGCTGTTCTCTGTCCACCAATTAAGAATTTGTCTTTGTTTCTTTGAGAACGGTTCAAAGTGGAAAGGTGCTTTTCTAATCAACATCGTCCCAGTCTTCCTTTGCTGTGCCCTTCAGGGCGTCCATGAATCCGTCATCTTCCATCTCAGCTTCCTGCTGGTTCTTCAGGGCTTCCATGTATGCTTCAGCCTTGGCCTTTTCAAGAGCCACTTTCTCCTGCTCCATTTTGAGACGGTCCTTCTGGATCTTAACCTCGTCCAGTCTTGCGTTCATCTTATAATCTTCACCTAACAATTCGAGGGCTTTGTCTACCATCTTTGGGTTTCCCTGCATGGCTCCCATCAGGATCGCTGCAGTGATCGCTTCCCGGTGTGTAGTTACATCGTACCCGTTCTTATCGAAGGCGGCCCGGATCTTCTCTGGTGCGCTCTCATCCATCATGAGTTTTAGGCTTTCCCTGAAGGTCTTTTTTGCTCTTCTGGCCTCTCCTGACTTCTTTCCGCCCTTTCTTCCCATCTCTCGAGTTTCTTCCGAGCTTCGGGATGTTATCGGTATTAAGTTGTCAGTACCTTTATGCTCTCCCATTTTTAATAAATATATACAAGCTCATAAGTGCCGTTATAGAATGAGCCTCCGGCAGCACTTCTTGAACCGCTTGATGTGACCGTCAAAGTGCCGTTTGAATATGTATGGCTGTAATGAGTGGTATCATTATAATATGTTCCGTTTGACATCCTCCAATAGTTTCCGTGGTGGTTTGTTCCATCATATGTAATGGTGGTCACATAGTAATACGATGAGTTTGATGATCTTGTTAACTGTGCATTACACTTCACCGCAAATGCTATCGGCGCACCGCTCAATCCCGTAAAACTGATAGATACATTTGATGCCGATGAATTTGTGACCGTCTTTGTGGTTACACTTGCCCCACCGCCGCCAGAAGCGGAAATCGTGTAATACTGTGCAGTAGCATTATAACCAGTAGGTATGTTCAGATACTGTGTTGATGACGATGCCGAAATAGTAGCCTTGCTTGTACCGCTTGAAGTAGCAGATGTACTGCTTGGTAAAGTCATAGACGACATTGCGTTCACTGTTACTTGGCTCAATG